AATTTCAAAACTTTTCTATGAACGATTCATTCAAGACGGAGAGATCTAACTTTTCTCTCCCCACGATGTTCCTGGTCTGTATGATGCTTTTGGCACTGATCGATTTGACGACTTGTATGTGGGTTATGAACGAGATCAGTCTATTCCAAGAAAGACTATCCGAGCTCAAGAACTCATTCTCGATCTTCTAAAAGAAAGAGCAGAAACTGGTCGTGTTTATATTATGAATATTGACCACTGCAATTCTCATTCTTCCTTCACTGATAAAGTAGAAATGTCAAATCTCTGTCAAGAGATCACACTTCCTACTAAACCACTTCAACATATCGATGATCCAAATGGAGAAATTGCTCTTTGTATTCTGAGTGCAATCAACATTGGTAAAATTCGTGAGTTAGATGATCTCGAAGAACTTTGTGATCTTGCAGTTCGTGGTCTTGATGAATTGATCGATTATCAAGATTATCCAATTCACGCTGCTGAAATTGGAACCAAGAATCGTAGATCTCTTGGTGTTGGATACATTGGCGTTGCTCATTATCTCGCCAAACTTGGATACAAATACGACTCACAAAATGCATGGGATGCCATGCACAAACTTACAGAAGCGTTCCAATACTATCTTCTGAAGTCTTCTAACAAACTTGCAGAAGAGAAAGGTCCTTGCGGATATTTCCAACAGACCAAGTATGCCTCTGGAATTCTTCCCATTGATACTTACAAAAAAGATGTAGACGAAATCTCTAATCCAGGGTACGACTATGACTGGGAAACACTACGCCGAAATATTGTGGACAAGGGCCTACGGAATTCCACCTTGTCCGCTCAAATGCCATCAGAAAGCAGTTCCGTTGTGTCAAACGCTACGAACGGAATCGAACCTCCTAGAGGCTATCTGTCCGTTAAAAAATCGAAAAAAGGTCCCCTCAAACAAATTGTTCCAGGGTATCAATATCTCAAAAACAACTATACACTTCTTTGGGATATGCCTAATAACACTGGTTATATTAATGTTGTTGCTGTGATGCAAAAGTTTTTTGATCAAGCAATCAGTGGAAATTGGAGTTACAATCCAGGAAACTATCCAAACAATGAAGTTCCAACTTCTGTTATGGCACAAGACCTTCTAAGGACTTATAAGTATGGTTGGAAGACAAGTTATTATCAGAATACATATGATAATAAAAATGATGAAAACCCAGAGGATACAAATTCCATAGATAATCTTATTGAAGAACTTCTTCAACTTGAAGAAGATGATTGTGAAAGTTGTAAAATTTAATTATGAAAGAGTATAAGTTTAAAACACAGGAGAATCAAATGAACGGAATGACTGTCTTTAATCCCGAAAAGGTAGATACTAAAAAACAACCAATGTTTTTTGGCAAACCTCTAGGTATACAAAGATATGATTCATACAAATATCCCGTTTTTGATAGATTGACTCAACAGCAACTTGGATACTTCTGGAGACCCGAAGAGGTGTCTCTCCAGAAGGATCGTGCTGATTATGCACATCTTCGCCCAGAGCAAAAACATATCTTTACTTCTAATTTAAAATATCAAATTCTCTTGGATTCTGTTCAAGGTCGTGGACCAGGTATGGCATTTATTCCATACTGCTCCTTACCTGAACTAGAAGCATGTATGGAAGTTTGGGGTTTCATGGAAATGATCCATTCCAAATCATACACATACATCATCAAAAATGTCTATTCTGACCCCTCTGAAGTATTTGATAAGATCTTAGATGATGAGAAGATACTTGAGAGAGCAAAGAGCGTTACAGAGGCATATGACGCCTTTATACAGGCGGCACAAGAATGGGGTTCTGGTAATCAGTGGGAGCATGTCTTAGAGGATGTTCCCGCTGCTAAAGAAACACGAATTGAATTAAAAAGAAAACTTTATCGTGCAATCATGAATGTGAATATCCTTGAGGGTATTCGTTTTTATGTTTCATTCGCCTGCTCATTTGCATTTGGTGAACTGAAACTGATGGAGGGTTCTGCAAAGATTATTTCACTGATTGCTCGTGATGAGAATCAGCATCTTGTGCTGACTCAAAATATTATCAATAAGTGGAGAGAAGGTGATGATCCAGAAATGTTGGATATCATTAAGGAAGAAGAAGAAAATGTATATGAAATGTTTAAAAATACTGTAAATGAAGAGAAGTCTTGGGCAGAATATCTGTTCAAGGATGGGTCTATGATTGGACTAAATGATAAACTTCTTCATCAGTATGTTGAGTGGATTGCCAATCGTCGTATGAGATCGATTGGTCTAAAACCTTTGTATGACATTCCAGCAAAGAATAATCCACTTCCTTGGACTGAGCATTGGATCTCATCTAAGGGTCTTCAGGTCGCCCCTCAGGAGACTGAAGTGGAATCTTATGTTGTTGGAGGAATTAAACAAGATGTTACCAAAGATACTTTCTCAGGATTCCAATTATGATGAATGGGTAGAACAGGAGATTATGAATGCTTTTCAGGAAGCAGCAGAATCTGATGAATACTTGTTCGGAGATTATGATTATAGTGAAGAATGGTTAGGAAAAACTGAAAAGAAATCTGAAGGGGCTTGACACCCCTTCTTTTTTTGTGTAAAATAACTCTGTCAGGGTTGATAGATAATATTAGATATTATTTAAAGACCTTAATGAAAACACAAAGTGCTAAAGGAAAAGGTAGAAGACTGCAGCAATGGGTTGTAAAACAACTGATTGAAACTTTTGATATACATCCAGAAGATATTAAATCATGTTCTATGGGTGCTGGTGGAGAGGATGTAGTAATGGCAAGAGCAGCAAGAGAATCATTTCCCTTTAGTATTGAGTGTAAGAATGTAGAGAAACTCAATGTATGGGATGCTTATGATCAAGCAAAGAATAACTCCAATGGATATGAACCAATAGTTATTATGAAAAAGAATCACAAAAAACCATTGGTAGTGATTGATGCCGAGTATTTTATTTCATTATGCAGTAGATTGAAAGGAGGGTTGACAGAGAAATAAAACACTGTTATAATATGAGGGTCCACGAGGGCAAGTAGCATAATGGATAATGCATCGCTCTTCTAAAGCGCAGACTGGGGGTTCGAGTCCCTCCTTGCCTGTTGGAAACTCTATGTTTCCTTATTCCCATCGACCGAGCAAGCGAACGGGCCCGACTGTTAATCGGAGATTGGTAGGGGCAGTACCTACGATGGGAGTTCTAACCTTTAAAATATTATAAATAATAATGTAGTTGGAGGTTAGAGTGTCTAGTAAAGCAGTTGTTCAATTTCGTCAAAGAAGAAAACGATGGGCAGTTGATGCATTTGGTGGTAAGTGTGGTATTTGTGGATATAATAAATGTGTTGAGGCATTAGAGTTTCATCATATTGACCCTACACAAAAAGATTTTACACTAACCGCATCTGTAGCAAACAGACAAGTATTTGTTGAAGAACTTAGAAAGTGTGTTTGTTTATGTTCTAACTGTCACCGTGAAGTTCATTCTGGTACTACTAAAATCCCAGATAATGTGCTAAAATTTGATGAAAGTTTTTCTGAAAAACCTTTACCAGAAAAACCAAAACACCCTTGTAAAGAGTGTGGAAAACTAACAATTATTACTCAAACATTTTGTTCAGTAAAATGTTCTCGTAAAAGTAGAGAAGTTGCTGATTGGCCAACTAACCAAGAATTACAAAAACTGGTTCTTGAAAATGGATATTCTGCTACTGGTAGAATGTTTGGGGTTAGTGATAATGCTGTTAGAAAAAGGTTAAAATCAAAAACGCCCTTGTAGCTCAGTGGTAGAGCACTCGCCTTGTAAGCGAGCGGTCATCGGTTCGAGTCCGATGGGGGAGTCCGTCGCTGTGGCGGAATTGGTAGACGCGCTGGGTTTAGGTTCCAGTGAAGTAATTCGTGGGGGTTCAAGTCCCTTCAGCGACATCAAAAAACTATTTTTTGAATCATGACTAAAAAAGTTCACAACACATCTTTCAATCTTAGGTATTCATCTCGTGATGAAAATCATAATACTATTCGTGACATTTCTTTTGATTTTGAGAATCCTGACACGGAAGAACTAGCAGAAAACATAAACACTTGGTTGACTGCAATTGGTCATTCACTTGTCATTTCTCAAAAATAGTGTTATAATAAGTCTTATAAATCTTTATAAGATTTTTCTGCGAATGTGGTGTAGCGGTAACATCCCATCCTTCCAAGTTGGTGTCACGGGTTCGATCCCCGTCATTCGCTTACCCTAACTTG